TTGCACACCTAAACTCAAATCTGCACGACATTATCCACCATTACTATGCTATTGATTTTAATGTACCTTTATTATTAGAAGCAAAAATAGGAAAGAATTGGCTTGACACGAAAGAAATTTAGTGTATAACTATAGTTTCTATTAAGTCAGAAAGTGAGGATATAATGACTGAAACAAATTTAGTAACAAAAGATACTGTTGGCAATTTTAATATGATGTCAAAGGTGATGGGTATTAGCACAGAGGGTGATAATTCTGATTCTAAAACATCTACACTTGCCAGAGTAAAGATTATTCATGCCCCTATTATGGGTATAAAAAACATTGATGGTGAAGAGACAGAGACAGTGGTAGTCAAAGCTGGCTCTTACTCTGTTCAGATGCCTGATGATAAGATTATCTACGCACCTAAACTATCAATACGCCCTTTTATGCAGAGGTTTATGTATAAGAGGTATGTGCAATCTACTGATACAGATACACCAGGATATTTTGTCAAGACTACGATGGCAGATAATTTAAATGGTGACTTAAAAGACACAGTAGGTGGCTTTAACTGTGGTAAGCCCGCAGGATATATCAAAGACTTTAAATCATTGAGTGAGGATATGCAAAAGGTGATTAAGACAATTAAACGTGTCAGAGTCATCTTTGGCCTCGCTACACTTGATAAGCCTGTTGATGAAGAGGGCAAGAAACTAAACGAGCCTTATGAAAACATTCCTGTTATCTTTGAAGTGGACAACAGGACTAGCTTTAAAACTTCTGGTGAGCCTTTTAACATCTTAGCTAAACGTAAGCATCTTCCTATTCAGCATTCAATTGACTTCAAGACAGAAGCACAAGAGATTGCTACAGGAGCTAAATACTATACCGTTGTCGCTACTTTAAATGGTAAAGCGTTAGATGTTAATCCTGAAGATGCTGAAACACTACAGTCTTTTGTCGATTGGGTTGAGAACTATAACTCCTATGTTATTACAAGCTACGATGAAAAACGTGGCAGTAATATGACTGAAGACGATATTGATTTAGTCGATGCCTTTTTAGAAGATGAGGTAGCCTAAATGAATCATCCTGTTGAACTGTTGATGCAAGCATATCTAAAAGATATCGTTGGTCACAAAACTAAAATGAGTAGCGAGGTTATTGAAACAGTTGTCAATGACATTAGAGATGCTTTACATCGACAGTTTGCAGGAGAAGCACGACAAGAGTTTAGGTTACGTCCTTCAAACTTAGGTAGGCCCAAATGTCAACTGTGGTTCGATAAGAACAAACCTAGTGAGACATCTGAGTTGCCCTCTAACTTTGTCATTAATATGTTTTTAGGTGATGTAGTTGAATCTATTTTCAAAGGCATACTAAGAGCTATGAAAGTAGAGTTTGAAGATAATGGTAAGATTGATATTGATATTGAGGGTCAAAACATTAGTGGTGAGTATGACTTAATACTAAATGGTAAGGTTGATGATGTTAAGTCAGCATCTAACTGGTCATACAAAAACAAGTTTGCTAACTACGAATCGTTAAGAAACAATGATTCTTTTGGCTACATACCACAATTAGCAGTATATGCTGAAGGTACAGGAGCTAAAGTAGGTGGTTGGTGGGTCATCAATAAATCAAATGGTGATTTTAAATATGTGTCTGCATCTGAGATGGACAGAAAAGAAGTTATGAAAAGTGTCAAGGACACAATTAATTATATAAATAATGATGAACCATTTGAAAGATGTTTTGAACCTGAACCTGAAACGTATCGCAATAAACCATCAGGCAATCTAAAGTTACCTAAAGAGTGTCACTTCTGCAAATATAAGCTAGACTGTTGGGAAAACATACAGGAATTACCTTCTAAAGTGTCTCAAGCTAAAGAGCCACCAATGGTTGAGTATTTACACGTAGCATGAAAAGGAGAAGACACAACAAAAGAAAGTATCGTAGTGGACTTGAGGAGCAAGTTGCTAAATTTATAAAGGAGCATGAGTCTTGTGTTCGCTACGAAGAGTTTAAGATTAAATGGACAGACGTGCGTTTTAGAGTGTACACACCTGACTTTGTATTAGATAATGGCATTATCATAGAAACGAAAGGTCTGTTTACAAGTGAAGATCGCAGAAAACATATTGAGGTAAAAAAGCAACATCCTGAATTAGATATTCGATTTGTCTTTACAAATGAAAGAAGTAAACTATATAAAGGTAGTAAGACAACTTATGGTATGTGGTGCGAAAAGAATGATTTTAAATATGCAACAAGGGTTATCCCTATTAAATGGTTAAAGGAGAAGAGATGCAAATAGGCTTAGATGACTTTGCTTTAGTTTTATCTTGTAAAGATGACAATGAGGGCAAATGGACAGGTGATGTTGATATTCATATGTACTACTCTGCTGATAACAAGTACGACACAGCAACTAGAGAAATGATTGTCAATATGATGTCGCTTATGAGTACGTGCGTAACATTAATGGAAACAGACGAAAAGTTTTTACAGCTTGTATATAATGAACGTAAAAAATTAGAAGCTAACAAAGTTGGGAATGAGTTACGTAAACAAGATAACTTAGAAAAGAAAGTAAAGAGAGATCCTAAGATTATATCGAAAGAAGGAAATGTAATTAAAGTTAATTGGGGGCAAGTTTAGTGTCTGTAGAAAAGTTCAAAGGAGAGTATACAGAGGATGTATTTACACCTAATTTAGAAGATATGGTAAATAATCCACCTCATTATAATCAACATGGCATAGAATGTTTAGATGCAATAAGAGCCGCAACAGGTCAGGGATATCAATATTACTTACAAGGTAATATAATTAAATATTTATGGCGATACAGGTATAAAAATGGAAAACAGGATCTACAAAAAGCATTATTTTATTTAGAAAAAATGATTGAGGAAGTAGATGAAAGTTAAAGTATTTTTAATGCTTGACATTGACGAAGAAGAGAATATACTGCCTGTAGATGAAGATACAGAAGAAGCAGTACAAGAAGTTATTGAAGATCTCATCTTTGATGTAGATGGAATGGAAATTAATAGTATAAAGGTGACACATGACAAACGCACTCCCAACTGATTATCAAAATTTTATAGCTGTTTCTCGCTATGCACGATGGTTAGATGAAGAAAACAGAAGAGAAACATGGACAGAAACAGTAACACGTTATATGGACTATTTAAGTAGTAAAGTATCTATTGATAATGCTACAAAAGGTTATTTGTGGGAAGCTATACATAGTCTACAGGTAATGCCTTCTATGAGAGCATTAATGACTTCAGGCGTAGCATTAGATAGAGACAATACTGCGGGTTATAATTGTGCTTACTTGCCTGTAGACGATCCTAAATCATTCGATGAGACAATGTATATATTGTTGTGTGGCACAGGTGTAGGCTTTAGTGTTGAAAGACAGTACACAGAAAAGCTACCTGAGATACCACACGAACTATACAAGTCAGATACGTGTATTAAAGTTAAAGATAGTAAAGAGGGTTGGGCAAAAGCGTTTAGAATCTTGATATCTCTTCTCTATGCAGGTGAGATACCTACATACGATACATCAGCAGTTCGTCCTGCGGGTTCACGACTCAAGACCTTTGGTGGTAGAGCATCAGGGCCAGGCCCACTTGTACAACTGTTTCAATTCACAATCAACACATTTGAGAATGCAAAAGGACGTAAGCTAACAGGCTACGAATGTCACAGTCTGATGTGTAAGATTGGTGAAGTTGTCGTTATGGGGGGTGTACGTAGGTCAGCTATG